AAAATATTTTTTTGCCTTTGGGTAAGTCTCCATAATCTTATCTGCAAACTCTTGCCCGACCTCGGTCCCGGCGACGTTTAGCCAATCGGGGTCCATTGACGCCATGCCGAAATACCTCGTGAAATGCAGATCGGCGGCTATGTTCTTTTCTGAGCCCTTCAGTGATTGACCGAAACCCTTTGGCTTGGGGTTTTCTACCATAGATGATTTAGTCCCCGAGACGCCTGGCTCAGGCAGAGCGTCAAACTTTCCTTGTGTCTGCTTCGATACTATTAATTCTTGCAACCCGGCGGTCTTGTGGCCGTAACCTGGCTGTCTGCCTTTTGCTAACGCTCTGCCGCCCTCAATGTTTTCTACGTTTTGTAGTTGTTCTAAATATTCTGGATCGTTGTACATGCGTTGACGCACGGCGGAAGCGTTGCCAATGTTAGGCGGCACCTTAGATCCGGGAGACGTCGCGCCAACTAAATCAATATATTCAGCCCACTGCCTATGACCTTCCTCCGGGCCGTGGCCCATAATAAACCAGTCGCGCAACTCCTCGGTGTTGTACCAATCCTCGCCAACCTCCAGCCCGGCCTCAATACTCTCAAGCATGTCCTGGCGCATGGGGTTGTTAGGGTCGCGCAGCGCAGTCAGTGATTTCTGCAACCGCTCAGGCAGTTTAGCTGGGTTGTAACGCATAAACGTAAAGTCTGTGCGATTAGGCGCGACGCCGCGATACCGGGGGTCAGACCCGGGCGGCTTCTTTAGCATGTCCAGCAACCCAACTGCGCTGTCTAGCGTATCACCTAACTTGCCCATCTATTTCTTCACACTCCGTTTGCCTGAGCATCCCCAGGATTTTCTACGCACCTTCACCTTTGGCGTCCGTTTCTGGCTTACAGTCCTGGCGCAGTAGGCGTTGCCTCGCTTTGTCCCGGGCGACGACACGCGGCGGTGCGTCTTTCCCTTGCTGTCCTTGTACGTCGTACCGTCGGCATATTTTTTGCTGGCTGGCGTTTTCTTACGCTTGGCTGGCATATTACTTTTTCTTCTTTGCGGTCTTCGCGCTTTGCTTAAAAGCTTTGGCCGTGGGCGCACCCTTGCTGCCTACCTTGCGCATTTTCTCTGGGGTTTTGCCGGCAGCCTTTTGGCGTTTTATTCTTTTACGTTTGGCGTGGATATTTGCGTAGAGGCCGGGTTTCTTTGCCATTACTTTTTCTTACCGCCTTTTTTCTTAGGTGGTCTGCCTTTTTTCGTTCCATATGTGCCCATACCTTTTGGCATAACAAATCTCCTTTATCTCATTCGTTGCAGTAAATCTAAAATCCCGGAGCGGCTCTGGCCTTGCCCGGGCATACGCCGTCGCATCATGTCCATGTCACGTTGCGAAACACTGCCCATGCCTGGCCCTGGGCTCATGTCCATCATGCGCCGCCTAATTTCCATAAGCTGCTCCATTGTCATGCCAGGCGGTAGCTGGGACGGCATTTCCGCTGGTGACGGCAACCCGTCTTGCCTTGGCATTTGTTGCGGCATGGTTGCCGGTGGAGGCAACCCGTCGGCGCTTTGCATTGGTTGCGGCATGGTTGCCGGGGTAAGCAGTGATCCTAAGACGCCCTCGACGTCAGTGCCGTTAGCCTCCAGCGCGTTTATAATTTGCATAAGTCTATTTATGTCGGCCATACAGCCCTCCGCTAAATTGTTGCCTTCACTTTAGCACAGAGGTTTGTCAGCCCCAAAAAATCACGCAATTCCTTGCAAGTTTCGACGCAGCTCACCGCGAAAGCTTTTGAACGACCCGGACTGCGCGGTAATTGCGTCTGAGGCCATACTGAGGCACAACGCGTCCGCCAGGTCAGGCGAGCCCAGGCCACGCTTGCGCATCTCGTCCTTGCTCTCTGCTTTCATCTTGCCGGAACTGGTAAAGCTGTACCTGATCGACGTGAGCTCGGATATGAGCTGGTCATCCTTCGGAAGCTTGCACGAGCGATCCTCCAGCCAGGCTTTCGCCTTAAACCAAAGCTCGGAGCGTAAGTTCATGTACGTGTCGCCCATGCTGGGGCTCTCGGAGACGTTGATGCCTCGCACCGGCAAGTCTAGCTCACGCAACCGATCAACAACGCCGGAGCCAATGCCAATGCTGTCGACCAGGATCTCTGTGGGCTGCCTGGACGGGCTCAGGGCTTCGTATTCGGCCACGACCCTCCCGGTGGTCTGCATCAAGTCTAAACCCCTCCAGGAGCGCAGCTCAGTGACTACCGGGCCTTGCCTCTTGCACAACGCCGTCGCATCAGAGCCGAACCTGGCGACATCCAGCGACCAAATGACGTCGGTGTCCTCCGCGACCTCTATGTCCCGGTTCTGGGCTGCCTCTACCAAGTGATACGGAATTATCGTGTCGTCGTCAGTCAACGGGAAGTCGCCCAAGACGCGCACCCGGTAGGCGCTGCTCGTCTCTCCGTAGCGCAAACGCATCTCGTCGATAAACTCTTGCGCGACTAACGGGCTGTCCTGGCAGCTCCACTGACGGGTCCACCAGCTAGATTTCATTCGGTTGTGGCTCTCAAAGAACGTGCCGCTGGACCGGGTGGGGTTGGATAGCATGAGCGTCGTGGCGTTGTGTCCCGACATGCTGCCGGCGGCGGCCTCAAAAACTTTTTCTGGCACGCCGCTGGCCTCGTCGATACACAAAAGCACGTTCTCACTGTGAACCCCAGCCAGGGCTTCCGGCGTCTCAGCCCTCGCGGTCCTCAGCGAAATAAACGCCTCAGCCGGGGCCGCGACGAGCTCCACACGGTCTGCCTTCACGTTGAGTAACTCTTGCAGCTCCTTGGGTAACTCGCCGATCCACCGCTTTAACTCGGCAAACATCGCGTCAAACAACTGGCTACTGGTGGGGGCCGTCACGACGACTTTGCACGGGTAACGCAGCAACAAATACCAAAGCATCGCCCAGGATGCGGTTGTTGATTTACCAGAGCCGTGACCCGAACGGACACTCATTTTTCTTTCGCCTGACGCGATTGCCATCAGGAATTCAGACTGGTAGTCGAACGGGTTCGCGCCGAGCATTTCTTGCACAAAGCGCACCGGGTCGTCGCTGTACGCCTCGATAAATTGCTCCATAAAATTATTCTTCATGGTCGATCACTTTCGGCTCAGTTTTGATTGTTTTCATTTTTTTGAGGGCGTCCAGGTGCATGTCGCCCAGGTTGACCGTAATTTGCGTCTGGCCCTTGCTTGAGCCGTAGCGTTTCTGGTTCCAGGCTTCCGCAATAAATCGGTGATGCTGCACCTCCTCCCTGGCAATGGAAACATCCAGGACGCTGAGCTGCGCAGTCTTGCTGCCGGGCCCGGCGTTGGCTCGCTCCTCCTTGCGCTCGTTGCGTAGCTTGCGCATAATTTCAAACCCCATCTCGGCGTGCGCGTCGGCCGCTTCCTCCCGGACTTGCTCAAGCGCGTCGTTATATTCCGGGTGCTTTTGTAAAATGCGGTGCAAGTAGCCACGGTTTAAATTTAGCTCCTTGGCGAGCTGCGTGATGGTGCCGCCAGAAAGTAAAAATTCAGTCAGGTATTGCACGCCGCCGTTTTGCTCAATCGCCGCGAGGGCCGCGCGTTTCTTAGGTTGTCCAGCCATGTTTCCTCCGTTTGTTAAAGTTTAGCAAATGCCACGCCAATAGGCCAAAAATAGGCGCAGACTGTGTGTGGGGTAGGACAAGCACACCCCCGGTGAGGCCGAGGCTGGGGGGGGTTATCGCTGACTTGCCACACTACATCTTGTGTTTTACTCCCGGTCAAAATGGTCGAACATTTGTCACACACGCTAAAACCCCTTATTTATATGGCTAAACCGCACTTTTCTGGATTCGCATAATTAACATTATGTTAACACTTTTGCGCTTGAGGCTCGCGTGCGCGTGCGAGAGTGTCGCCGGCGTGTCTCAGCCACCACATAAAGGGCAGAAGAGAAAAGGCGACGCCTGGTACAAATTAGGGAGGAATACCAAGCGCCGCAAGTTGGAGCATTAATTGGAGAAACCAATGCATCCGATCTGAATTTAAGCAAAGCCGACCTAAACCCAGACAGGCAAACATAGACAAAACTATGCACCCCCAACTTACCCGATTTAC